TTCTTAATGAGGGTTTTCATAAATTGGGGTTTCATGAGGTTTATGAAGAAAATGGATGTTTATATTATTATTTGGAGGGAGCGGCGAATTAATGAATAAAATAATAAATAAATATAACGACTTATTTGGTGATGTATTTTATCTTCCATATCCAAAAACAGATTTACAAATATTAAAAACATATAAATTTTTATCTCGTATACAAAATAATGAAATACAAGAGATGTTAAAAGATATTAAATTGCCTAAAATAGATTCATGGAAAGATTATTTTTCTTTAAATGAAGATGGAAACGAATATTATACTATAAGTGTGCCAAAAGACCCAGACAAATGGGAGAATGAAATAGATGAGATAGAAGAAGCTATAAGAAAAGGTAAGATTATTTTAGTAGAAAATGATGAAGGTATAATATGTACTGCTAAAAGTGTGGAAATAAATTTGGAAACCAAAGAGATACAGATTGCAACTGAAGGTTCTGATTATGGGAATATGATACCCGTATAAAGAACTAATTAAATTAATTAAACACTTATAAATAATTTAGAGTAGGGGCAACCCCTACTCTTTTTTTAATATAAAGGAGATGGTTTTATGGTATCAAAACCAAAAATGATAGAAAGTTTTATTACAAAAAATAAATATAGTAGACCCGGAACAAAACGTTCAAGAACTACTAAAATAGCATGGCATTATACTGGTGCACATGATGTATCTGCTAAAGCAACTATGAATTACTTTAAAAACTTAGCAACAACACACACAACTTATGCAAGTTCTCACTTTGTATGTGGACTTGAGGGAGAAATATATTATATAGTTCCTATGAGCGAAATAGCATATACAACTAACAGTGCAAACTATTATTCTATCGGTATAGAATGTGCAACTACTGGAACTGATGACCATTATTCAGATAAAGAATACGTGTCTATGGTTAAATTAGGAGCTTGGTTGGCTCAATATTACGGACTAGACCCTAGAAAAGACTTTATAAGACATTATGATGTAACTAGAAAAATATGCCCAAGATATTTTGTTAATCATAAAGATAAATGGAATCAATTTAAATTGGATTGTTATAATCTTAAAGAAGGCAAAATAAAAGTATCTGATATTGTGAATTGTACTAATGGAGGAAAACATACTTCTAAAGTACCTAGTACTACAACTAAAAAACAATATTTAAGAGTGCTTCAAGATGTTAATGTACATAGCACTCCTGACTTTAAGTCTAGTTCTGTTTGTGGTAAAGCAGAAAAAGGAGAGGCGCTGACTATTGTTAAAAAGATAGAGAGAGCAGGAACAGATATGTATTTAGTAAAAGCAGGTTATTATATAACTGCTAGTAGTAAATATGTAGAAGTATTTGAGAGATAGCGTTAATTAAATGAATGAATTAATTAAATATAATAATTTAGAGTAGGGCAATCCCTACTCTTTTTTATTAAATACAAGGAGATGTAAAATATGGACAATAAAAATAAGGTTAAGAAAAAACGTAGTACTAGAAAGTGGGTAATACCTTTAGTAATCACATCTATATTTGCTTTTACAGGTATTGCAATATGGTTACAATATGCTACTAGCACAGAGTTATCTTCAACTTTAATAACTTGTTTCTACGGATTTTGTGGTGGTGAGCTTTGGCTATTAGCATCTATCACAAAAACAAAAACAAAGAATGACAATAGTGAAAATATAAATACTGATGATTCAGAAGGAGAGGAATAAAAATGGATGTTCAAACTATTTTAATATCATTTATAATAGCTATAGCTATTATATATGCAGTATACAAATTTATTAGTTTAAGTAAAGAAAGACAAGTAGAAAATATCAAACAATGGCTTATATTTGCCTGTCTTGAAGCTGAAAAAATGTTAGGCAGTAAAACAGGTAAAGTGAAATTAAGATATGTGTATGATTTATTTGTTAGCAAATATAAATTTATATCTTGTCTTATCCCATTTGATACTTTTAGTAAATGGGTAGATGACTCATTAATAGACATGAGAAATATGATAAGTACTAATAAAGCCATCAAAAAGATAGTAGAGGGTGATAATTAAATGAATGAATTAATCAAATACTTTAATAAAAAATATGGGAAAGAATATGGAAAAATTTCTTATCCTAGAACTACTATACAAATATATCAAGTATATCAAATAATCAAAGACTGTAATATTGAAGATAACGAATTAACTGATTTATTACATCACGTTAAGTTGCCTAAACCTAAAACAATGGAAGCCAAGAAAATCATCATTGTTTTAGGTGCCACCGGAGCACTGCTACCCGAAGCAGCATCTACAAATATTAAATGAATATACTATTGAATTAACCGCAGATGAATTAAATAATTTAGAATACCGTGAAAGTATGGCTGGAGACTATAGGGTATTAGATTTTTCTAAATATAATATAGATTTTCAAAAGTTAAATAAATTTGTTATCTATATGGGAATAGATTTTGATTCTTTATGTCGAGTACAAGATTCTACTTCTTATGATTCTATTTATTATGATTCAAACTATATAGAATATTATACCAATACATTAAATAATGAAATGAAAATTTATTCGTCTGAGAAGTTTACTCAAGGAAGAATTATTAAAATTTTTGAAATAACAGGTTATATTAATGATATGTATATAACTCCGAAAGATAATATTGCGATTGGAGGATTCGCACGTAAGAATAATATTGCGGTTGGTGAAGGTGCGATAGCTCCAAATAGTAATTCTATTGCTATTGGAACTGAAGTATTTGCCAAAGGAAATTCATCTTGTGCTCAAGGTTCTTATGTTACTGCCAACGGAGATTCATCTTGCGCTCAAGGGCGAGGCACGATTGCTAGGGGAGATTATTCTCATGCAGAAGGGCTAGGTACAGAAACTAATACTGTGGCTGATGCAGCTCACGCAGAAGGTTTTCAGACTAAAGCCTCTTCAGATTATCAACACGTTCAAGGTAAATATAATATAGAAGATGCTAAAAGTAAATATGCTCACATAGTTGGTAATGGAGAAGCTGATAAAACTCGTTCTAATGCACATACATTGGATTGGGAAGGTAATGCATGGTTCGCAGGAGATGTATATGTCAAGGGAGATAATCAAGATAATGGCAAAAAATTATTAAGTACTAGCGATATATACTTTAATGAGAACGGAGAATTAGTAGTAACTATAAATGGTGTAACAAAAACATTCACGCCTAAAGCATAACTTTAATTGAAAAATGTAATTAATTTAAGGAGTTGATTAAATGAATGAATTAATAAAATACTTTAATAATAAGTATAGTAAAACTTATGGTAAGATAGCATACCCTAGAACAACAATACAAATATATAGAGTATATCAAGCTATAAAATCTTATGGAATAAATGATGATAAATTGGTTGAATTGCTACATGACGTAAAATTACCTAAACCTAGAAATACAGAGGAATGGGAATTATATGTTTATTGTTTATATAATATGGATGATAGTGAATCAGAAAGAAAGATTAAAGATATTTCGAACAAACTAGAAATACTTCCTGTAAAAAATACACATCATGTTATCCAAGATGGAGTGCCAGTTTCTCAACAAAATATAACTTTAGATGGAAATAACTATGAAGCATATATATTTAATGACGAACAAATAACAATACCAGACAACTTAGTATTAGAAGATTTTGAAAATAAATTTTTAGCCATAGCTTCTCACTCTAAAGGAGTGTTAAATGCCGTCGTTTCATATAATGATGGCGTAAATGATATAACAAAAGAAATAGAATTGACACGTGACGAAAATTTTACTTCAAACTATTTTGATTATAGTGACTATACTGAATCTAGTATATTGAATATAACATTTGGATTTGACTATGGTATTAACAAATTTTTTATATACGTTTATTATATGAAACAACCTATGACATCTCCGATTTTTTATGAGGTGAAAAAAGTTTCACTTTCATATTCGTATATTACCAACTTACTAGATGACGATTATTTAAAAAGTATTGATTATTCTAAAATTAATAATGTCCCTTATAAGTTAACTGCTCTTGTAGAGGGTTCAACAAAAACACTAAAGACTGGGGAATATGCATCTTTATTCGATAATTTATTTATTTGGGATGCTAATAAAATAAATGAGCGATTAGACTCTACAAGTGGAGTAAAAAAGAACGACTATTATGCTCATAATATACAAGTTAAACAAAAAGATAGCGAAGGAATAGGTTATGGTCAATATATTCCAGCCGAGTCCATGTCTGAGTATAAATTATTTATTAAAGCTGGTCCCGATGTTATAGTAAAGGTTTACCAACATAGAACAAAAGAATTATTAAACGAAATAAAAGATTTCAATATTGGAGAATATACAGAAATTATAGTAAGAGACGGTTTAAATGAAAGTGACGGAATATTTATTGCTTTTACTCTTAAAGATGATGTAACAGATTTTTATGCTAATACTTATGTTAGTGATTTAGTTTTGTGTAAATCAGATGGATTTTTAACTAAACAAGAAGTAGATAATAAAGTTGATAAAGTAAATGGAAAAGGATTGTCTACTGTAGATTTTACTACTGCTTATGAAACTAAACTTAAAGGATTGTCTAATTATAATGATACAATTATTAAAAACAATATAGATGCTATAAATGCTAAAATAAACACTATGTTCTCATTTAATGATAATGGAGAATTAGTTGTGACAATAGGAGAAGTATCTAAAACATTCGTACCAAAATCAGAGTAGGATTATTCCTACTCTTTTTAAAGGAGTTGATTAAATGAATAAACTAATTGAGTTTTTCAATGAAAAGTATGGAGATAAATATGGGAAGATTCCTTACCCAAGAACAACAATGCAAATATATAGAGTATATCAGTCTATAAAAAGTTATGGGATAAAGGATGAAGAGTTAGTTAAATTATTGCATAATATTAAATTACCTAAACCAAAATCTATAGAAGAAAAAGAGTTGTATACAGATTGTTTATACAACAAAGATGATAGTGAAATGGTAATAGATACAAGTAATTTAATTTCCAAAGAAAACCCTGTATTTACTGGTAGTATGAGTATGAATAGGAAAGAAGGGGCAACTATAGGAGAATATAGCGTTGCTATTGGGAAAACCGTTGAAGCGTCAGGAGAATGTTCTTGTGCAGAAGGTAAGAATACAACTGCTAGTGGATGGAGTTCTCATGCAGAAGGAGAGGGAACAAAAGCTAAGGGGGCAAACTTCCCACGCAGAAGGAGATAATTCAATCGCTGAAGGCATAAGTTCCCACGCAGAAGGCAGTTATGCAGTTGCCAGTGGAATAACTTCTCATGCAGAAGGAGAGGGAACAAAAGCTTATGGAAAATCATCTCATGCAGAAGGTAGTTTTACAACTGCCTCTTCAAATTATCAACACGTTCAGGGTAAATATAATATAGAA